GGACCGATACGTCGTAGTAGGTGATCTGCACGGACTGCCATGTGCCCTTACCGGGGATGTAGGTCTTGGCGTTCAGGTAGTTGACCTCAGTCTCCTCGATCTCTATCTGGGGGCGGGCGGCCACCTTCACGAAGCTCGCCGGCACCGAGTCGGTCTCCCTCTCGACGAAGAACGTCCACCTGAACTTTCTCTTGTGGATTACATTGTCGCCGCCTAGGCGGCCAATACCCATGCTTATCGGCATTTTAATTCTCCTATGTTATCTTCCCAAATTCTAATCAAAAGGTGTCCGAACCAGCCTCGAAGCTTCCAGTCCTGTGGATGCTGAACTCGATGAACATGAACTCGACGGCCTTGGTCGGCTGCACGCCGATCCTGGCCCTGAACTCGTTCCTGTCGATCACGTCGGGGGTGTTCAGCTCCTCGTCGGCCTTGATGATGAAGGCCGTGAGCCCGCGTCCCACCTGGACCTCCTGCAGTATCCTGGTCGCTATCTCGACGAACCTGGACCTGAACTGCTCGTCGTGCGGCTCGAACAGCAGCGGACGAGAAGCGGCCCGAATTCGCTTCTCTATCACGAACATGAGCCTTCTCACGTTGACGCGGTCTAGTGCCGTCGGCTTGCGCTGCAGTGTCTTCTGACCCCACACCACGTAGTCCTGGAAGTCGGCGTACTGGACGATCGGGTTGATCGCGTTCCTGTTGCCGTACATCAGGTCCCTCTCCTCGAGGGTCGGACGGCTGAACACGTCGGTTATGCCCGGAACCACGCCACGGTTCACGCCTGCCGGGGCGAACCACGGAGCGGCGAGCGCGTCGTTCCTGGCGTACACGGCCATTACGGAACCCGAAGGCGGAACCCACACGTCGACGTTGTTGAAAGTGTCGCGAATCTTGACCCACGGCCAGTATAGGGCCGCGAAGTCGGAGTCAAAGCGCGTAGTGTTCAGCGGGTGCGAACCGTTCTGCCATGCGACGATCTCGTTGACGGTGAGTCCGAACGGGGCGTCGATTATCGCCAGGGCGTCCGTGCGGAGCCTCTGAACCATGTCGATCAGGGCCATGACCACGTTGGTGGAACTGTGGCCGGGGACCGCCACGAGGTCGATGTCGATCTGTTCCGGCTCGCTGAGCGAATAGATGCCTGTGTAGCCGAGTTCGCTCCCGACCAGGAAGTGATCCTGGTCGTCCGGGTCGGCAGGAATGCCGTCGTTGCCGCCACTCAGAGCGTAGGTTCCGTCCATGGGCGGGGACGAGTTGGCGGAGTTGTCGCTGGCCCTCAGGTAGTCCGAAACCAGACTCAAGAAGGTCTCAACATAGTACCGGCTCGTCTCGTCCTTCGACAGGTTGCCCCAAGACTCCACCTGCACGCCGTTGTTGTACACCTCGATATTGAAGTTGCCCTCTCGGATGTTGTTCTTCACAACAACCTGAGTTCCGTTCCCGTCTATGCCCGCCGAGTCGGCGGACAGGGTCATCGACAAGTCGCCGTATCGGTTGCTGTCTCCGCTCACGAGACCGTAGGTTGATATGGCCGCGTCCCCAGTCACGCCATCCGGCGATTGACCCTCCGCGGTCAGGTAAGAACCCTTGTTGGTCGTCACTCCGTCCACGACATGCGTGACAGTAGGATCTGTCGCGTCGATCAGCGGGGCGTCGAAGCCCAGCAGCCCGAACACGAAGCTCTCGTCCTTGACGAGCAGGCGCGCGTCGCTGCCGGCGTGCAAAGTCCTGATCGAGACATATGCTCCCACTTCCACCGCCTCGAAACCGCCCGGCACTTTACCGGTCGAAATCTTGGCGTTGATAGCGTCGCATACTTCGGACGCCGTGGCGGTGCTATCGCTCCCGAGCAAGGACAGGTCGACAACTTGAACCACATTGTCGATCAGGACGTTGTCCGTTCCGTCGACGACGATCTGCAGGTCGAAGCTCGACAGCGTGGTGAAGTCGAAATTCTGCGCCTTGCTTCCCGTCATCTGGGCCACGGTCATGCCGCTGCCCAGTCCGGTCACGCCCACATTCACGGAGCTGCTCACACCGATCGATGTGGGGCCGTAGAGGGCGTCGGCCACCGAAACAAGCTCAAGGCTTGCGTTGGGCCCGAACGAGAAGGTCGTCCTGACGCCGATCCTCGTGGAAGCAGAGTTGGCCTTGTACTTGTAGTCGACGAAAATCCTGTTCGCACCTGCGGAAGAAGAAGATGTGGTCCGCGGGAGGTTGCCGTTGTAGGTCAGCGTTATGTCTCCCGTCGCATGGTTGATCGACCCCGACACGGCCTTCACGGCCGAAGGAGCCACCTGCCGGAAGCTGAAGCCACCCTCGCTGTTCACAGAGAAAGACTGAACCACTGTGCCGTTGACCAACACGCGACCGGCCACGGTCCCGGGTACAAGGTCGTTTTGGGCGACGCTGAAGATCGCGACATTGTCCGCGTCGCTCGTGGTCACGCCCTCGGACTTGACGAGGATAATTGACTCCTTCGTGGCGAAGAACTCTATCCCGTCCGACGCGGGGTCCAACTGAAGGTTCAGGTCCTCGGCCAGCTGGGAAGCGCTGTAGCCGTCGTTCTGCACATTCGGATCTGGGTGGTTCTCGTCCGCGAGCGCGACGAGCGTCTTCGAGGAAAGAACTCCGTTGAGCCTCCAGCGGAAGTACATGTCCTTGTCGAGCTCGTATGGGCCCTCGACACTCGACAGCATGGCCACCTCTCCGCCGGCCGACGGCACGTCGACGCTGGCGACCCTCGCACGCTCCCAGCTCACCGGGTCCGTGTCCGCGACGCGGACGACGTACAGCTCATTGGCCACAAGCAGGTACTGCTCCGCGGCGTAGATGAGGTACGGGTCGCCCTGCTCGGGATGCGGGAAGCCGAACACGGTGTTCAGCTGCCTGCGCGAGCGGATGACGGTTGGGATGTTGATCGGTCCCTTGCTCGCGAAGCCTACAAGCCCGGCGCGATGGAAGGACTGTTCCGGGGCTATGAAGCTCAGGTCCTTTTCCGTGATTCGCACCGACGGCGAAATTGTGTTGGAGGGTGGAAAGCCTCTTAGAATTGCCATGTCTTTATTCTCCCTTGTTCAATTCTTTACTTGTGATGTGCCTCGTCGAGATGAGCCCCATCTGCTCCGCGCGCCCGACATAATCCGTGTTCCTCTCGTCCTCCAGCAGATAGGTGTTGTTGCCAGCCCCTACCCCCGGTATGTTAAGCGTCGTGAATGACCTCGGCGACTTCCTTGACCTGATCAACAGCTGCACAGGACTTTTCGTCTTGTTCTTGATCTCAATCATTCCCCGTTCCTTTCGATGTTTCCGACGCTCGTTTCTATCCTTCCCAAGACCTCCGATATGTCCTTCTCTTCCGCGCTGTTGTGAAGGTCTGTCTTCATTCCCAGCACGGACTTTTTCCGAACTATCGGTTGTGGTATATACGACTTCGCCGTCAGATTAAACTCGAACTTTATGATTCGTTGTTTCTGGTCGCCGGGCTCGTAATCCACATTGTTTGCTACCGAATCAAGCGTGACAATTGTCTCCCACCTGACACCTCGCACGCTTATGTATGCAATTGGTGAGAATTTTACCATAATCTGTTCCAAGATTTGGTCGATGTCCTCCATGTAGGCCGTCCAGGCCATGAGGGTGTAGGTCTTGTTCACTGGTATTCCCTTGGCAACCCCGAAGACCGTGTCCCTGTCGGTCTTCTCCTTGGTGTGGAAACCGGGCCTCCCTCCGTCCCCCGACCGCCTCAGGTAGTCAAGGGCCTTGTGGTAGGTGTACCTGCCCTGGTCGAACTCCGTCCCCGACGAGTAGATGGCCATCATGGGGAGCCTGATCCGCTCCACCACGAGGCTCCCGTCCTTCCTCGTGTTGTCCTGCAGTATCCATGCGACGGCCCTCTCCTGCGTCCCCCATATGATGGGCACCTTGTGGGCCTTGCCGTCCTCGTCTATGACCACCACGTTGCTGAAGAGGTCGAGCATGGCCTCGTCGCACCCCCTGAGGCTCTTGGAATACCTGTAGAGAACCTCGCGATTAGGGTTCCTCAAGTCCTCCACAATCTGACCCGTCTGCATGGGGTCGCACTGAGCCTCGCGGCCTATCCTGGCCTTCGATGACCCGCCTCGTTCCAGCCAGCCCGATTCCATGCCCTCCGGCCCGGGGCATTCCCTCGGGTGGGGGTCCACGCCCCTGCTCGTATCGACGGGGCTGACCGGCTTGCAGTCGTTGAGGCTCTTGTCTTGGTGGTTCCCCGGATTAACAGGCATCTGGCTCTCCTATACTATCTATAGGCACAATGGAAAAAATGGAAAAGTCATGAGGCACTTCCGCTTAAAGAAAAAGAGCGAAGGGGGTGGAAGAAAGATGTTCGTCCCCCAGGGCGTAAGGACTACGGTGCCCAAGCCAAGGCTCCCGAGGGTGGTCGTGTGGGACGCCCACCCCCCCGCCACCCCGCCCCGCAAAGAACCGATGTCATGACCTGCGGTCCAGTTCGTTGAGGTCGAAGTCGGGCTTCTTCTGCGCGACCTTGCCCTCGCCCGTGGTGACGCTCTCCTGGAACCTCTGGCAGAGTATCTGGAGCCTCATCCTGCTCCAAAGCAAGGTCTCTCCCATGTTGAGCTGGATGATTACCCAGTCCTCGCCCCTGTGCGGGCTGTGTATGCGAGACCCTATCTTTGGCGGGTGTCCGACCTTCTGCAGTACCTCCCTGTAGTTGAGGTCGAATATCACCTCGTCGGGAGAGTCTATGCCGAAGGCGCTCTGGTAGTTCTGGCCGACCACTGGCTCGTAGCTGGCGTAGAGCGCAACGGGGTTGTTAGACCATATCTTGCCCCTGTCCTCGCGGTAAAGCCGATCCAGTGAGCTGGTCTGTATGAAGACCTCGTAGTAGAATATGGGCGATCCGTATATCTTGATCCACTCCGCGTCCCACTCGTTCCAGAGGCATCGCTCCGGGTTCTCGGGGTCGAACTGCTCTAGGCTGCCTGTCACTCTGTAGGGCGTTCCGTCGGGGTTCTTGAGCAATTCGGGTTCCTCCTTGATGTATATATGCCCGTCACGGGGAGCCTTCCAGCCCAAGCGCACCAAGCAGCTTGGCCAGCGACTCCCTCTCGTGCCTTCCTAGGTACCTTCCTCCGTGCCTCCGAATGTCCTCCGCCAGCCTTTCCTTGTACTCGGCCTTGAACGCGTTGTAATCGTTCCTCGCCACTCTCTCGAAGAACTCCTCGTTCTCCAGGCACTCCAAGACGCTGTCGGCGTAGGAGATGGGACTGCCTAGGTAGTCGTCCCAACCGTCGTCGACGAGATTCCTGTAGTAGTAGACCAGTGCGTCCTCCGGAAGAGATATGCCGCTCCTCCACCCCTCCTTCATGTCTTCCGCGATTCCCCTTATCACCTCGTACTTGTTGTCGTCGTCGTCTTTCACGGCCTCGACGAAGAAGGCGAGGAGCTCGCTGTCTATCTGGCGGGCGAACCGCGCAAGATCTCCCATGTCGACCCTGGCGTCGGTCTCCTTTACTTCCTCCGGCCTCCAACCCAGCGCCCTGAGGGCGTAGTCCATCCGTCCCACGACCATTTCCCTCGCCCTGCCAGATAGCATCGTGCGGGCCAGGAACTTGATGTATCCGGCATTGGTCTTGACTTCTCTCTCCGTCTTCGAGTCCTCGTCCTCCCCAGCCGCCGACGAACCAGACTCGACCTCCACGCCCCTGCCCGTCGTTATCCTGTACCCGTGAACAAGACCGTTGTCCATGAATGGCTTCAGCGAGTCCTTCATGAGTCCTACCACCATGTCCACATGCTGACTCGCCGACCCCCTCCTGCCGATCTCGAAGAAGAAGCTCCACGATGCCGACCCCACAGATATGGACTTCCCCACCCCGACCGTGTTCGATGCCCCGGAGCTGAAGTCCGGCGTCTCCATGCTGTTCCTGAAATCCTTGTCCTTCGAGGCCTCTATCCTCTTCTGCAACTCGCCCCTCGCGGACGGGCCCATCTTCTCCGCCGCGGACTTCAATAGGCCCCCGAACATCCCCAGCCCCACGTTCTTGTAGGGCACGGGCCTTACCCCTCCTCCCTGCGACGCGAGCCTGGAGCTGAGGCTCTTGATGAACGCCACATCCGTTCCCTTCCCCGGGTGCACCCTCGTGAAGAGAAGAACTCCCATGAAGTCGGCCCTGCCCGCCGGGTCGTGGGCGTGCCCCCTTCTCTGCGACTTCATGGGCATCACCCTGAAGGTCGTCTCGTAACCGTCTTCTTTCGAGTACGAGAAGTCCCTCGCCTGCGTCACCTCGGCGGGATGAAGGGCCAACTCCTCCGGCCCGTGCGAAACAAGTATGTCGTGGTCGTCGTAACCCGACCCCTCCAGCCATTGCTTGAATTCCATGCCCTATCTAGCGACAAAGGCAATCAGTTTAGCTGCACCTGGGGCCTGACCGATATGTCGCCGCCACCGCTGGGCAGGTTGAAGGGGGCCCCGGAGAAACGCTCCGCCCACAGTATGTTTCCCGAAGTGTTCGTTATGTAGTATCCGTATACGCTCTGGCTCTCCGTGAACGAGAAGGTTATGGTGCTGTTGTACACGGCCACGGACACGCCTTGGTTCGTCGAAACAGTCCAGTTCGCCCCCAGGAGGGTTACGGATGCGTAACCATTTGAAGAACTAGATGAACTGCCCGTGTTGGCCTCCGTGAAGCTGGAGGTCGTGAATGTCTCCCCAGAAAGGTCTACGTCGTTGACATAGAGCCTGATAACCAGGTTTGTCGGCGCGGTCTTGTTGACAATGTACTCCAGAAGCTTGCGCTCGCCCTCGTCAGGAACCACCAAGGCCATTTTGCCCCATTAATTTTGAACCAATGCTATATATCGTAGTTTGGAGAAAAACTAATGGCCATTAAAAGCAAAGACGGCAAGGTCTACACACTTCAGGGCCCAAACCCGGTGGTGGAAAGACAGGTGTCCTGGGACAGGTCGAAGCTGGTGTTCCACAACTTCGAATGGGAGGAGACGATCGGAAGGCGCCAGCCCAGAACGAGAGAAGACCCCCCAAAAAAACCGATAGAAAAAGAAATGGCGATGCCTAGGGTCGAGGCCGCCGATGCCAAGCAAGAAGAGCCCGCCCATAACGACGGGCCACCGCAAACCAAGGCAGAATTCGACATGCCCCACATAAAGTACAGGGTTCTATGCCACTGTCTCCCCGCCAAGGTAGAGCTCAGGAGGGACGAGCTGTACGGAGAGTCGTGGACGAGGACGACCTACGGCTCGAAGTTCGTGTTCCCATGCGTGATGATGTCCTCGGACGATCTAGCCATAGAATTCTGGACCAGCGACCCCCGCCAGCAGATATCCGACAAGAGCGTCGTCTACCCCTTCTCCTACGAGACATACAACGCCGACACCAGTTCGTACGACAGAACCCCGTACGACGACTACAGGTGGTGGAGGGTGACCTCCAGGGAGGCAAAGGAGGGCGGCTGGCTGATCGCCGCCGGGCCGAGCGACTTCCAGCCCGACTTCTCCGACTAGGAGTCCCCGAATATGCGCTTCCCGGACGAAGGGGGAGAGTCCGGGACGACGTCGACCTTGAGGCCCATCTTCGACATCTGCTCCTTGTACTGGTCCACGGCGCGGAGGAACCCGGCCTCGAAGATGTCCACGACCAGAGACCCGAGGGCCTCGTAGTCCTCCTGCACGAGCGTCGCCGCGGCCATCCTGTCTATGTACTTCTCGTTCCTTCCGTACCGCTCCTTCAGAACCTCGAAAAGGTACCTCTTGATCGCGATCGAGTGCGGGTTGCTGGCGAAGGGATTCATGGTCTAAATTAGACATGGGCTGCTAAATAATGCCACATGCTGAGGAGGAGAAAATGAGCGACTGGATTGACCTGTCTGGCATCAACGAGTCCAAGGAGTCCGAATTCAAAGAGTTCTCCGGGAAGCGCTACGACGGAGCCAAGAAGATCGCGGACTCGGCCGAAGAAAAAGGAGGCCCCGCCCTGCTCACGAGAGACCACTTCAGGGTCAAGCTCCCATACTACACGGAGGCGAAGCGGGGCTCGTTCGACGCCGACGAAGCCAAGAGGGAGTACGCCGAACTCTGCGGCCGACTCCACCACAAGAAAGACAAGATCGAGACCATGGGCATGAAGGACTTCCAAGAGATCCTCGGAAGGATGGAGGCCCTCGGAGAGCTCCTGATCAAGAATCAGGACCTCGGCAAGACCTTGTAGTAGGTTATGACGGACAAGAACAGCAGGTTCGCCACGTAGTTGAATATCAGGGGAAGCTCCATCCTCGGCAAGATATAGCACAGCGTCAGGACCTCGCCGGCGCCCCACATCGCAAGAAGCCCCCACGTCACGCCGTCCGAACGGCCATGCCTCCAGGACTCGATGGCCTGCGGCAGCCCGCAGAAGGCCAGCAGCGCGGAGCCTATCCAACCCATGGCCTCAAGCAAAGTCGCGTCCATGCCTGTATATACACCCGTCAGAACGACAGCTACAAACGGGGTTGTGAAGCGTGAAATTCATCGATTGGCTGACATACACACACAAAGAGTGGCTTGAGTCCACGATGTCGATGCTGGCACCGTCCACGGGCAACGGCGGGGGCCTCGACGACAACGACGACGGGGGCGGGGACGGAGGAGAAGAGGAGTGGGACTGGGACAAGCTCGAACGGCGCCGATGGAACATCCTCAAGTGGTGCGGCGAAACTGCGTCCATGAAGGAGATTTCAAGGCTATTCGGGGACTTCATCGAAAAGCAGAAAAGCACGAAGGTCACCTACACGGTCCTCAACTCCAACTACCCCCCGCCCAAGCACGTCCTGCAACTCCGATACCTGTTCGACGTCGACATGTCGCCCATGGCCGACAGGACGAGAAAAATCCTCGAGAGGTCGGATTTGCACAAGGCGCTCCTCATCGACCAGGACGAACTGTACAGGACAATCGAGAACGACGAGGTAAGGGAATACATGAATTACATCTTGTGCCTGCACCTGTCGAGCGACAAGTCCCCGGAGGCAGGATCGCCGTTCACTCAGTCCCACTTCGGCCACAAGAAGAATTCCGCCCTGAGCAACTACTTCTCCTTCAATGTCTGGAACAGACTGAATAGCAGCTGGGAATCAAAGGTGATCCCCGAGCTGTCCTCCATAGCGGTCCAGGCGGCATCCAGAGGCAGGATAGAGAAACCCAGAAGCTGGACGGACGTCGGAAGCCCAGAGATCGTAGTCAACCCCTCCGACGTCAAGATGCCGACAAGCGTGACGGCGTACGATCAGGAAAGAGGAATGGTTTTGTCTTCCGTGGTCGCCATGATACCCTTCGACTGGAACTACAACCAGTGAAGCGAGCGGGCTACGGTTGCCCCACCCTCTTAACATCCTTGTTCTCCCTCAGCCTCTCAACAAGCGACTTTAATCCCCCAAAGTTCATGACCCTCACCCTGTAGGCCCCGTCCCCCTCCTTCCTGACGGATATCACTCGCCCGCCCTCCCCCGAGACAATCTCCGAAACCTCCCGGATTCCAGCCCCCGACACGATCGTTATCTCCTCGGTCGACCTAGCCGCGTAGACCCCGCCCGCCAGCAAAAGGCACGCGGCCGCCAACGCCAGCGGACGGAACCAAACACGCCTCGGGCCGTCGTCCACTATGCGCCCCATCTCCACGACGGGCGACTCGTCGCCCTGCCCATTCTCCCTCGCATGCCTCATGTACCCAGGCAGCTCGCTCAAAGGCATCGGCCTCTCACCGTCGGTCATTTTTTCTCCCTGTTGTTGTACCTGCCAATCGAAACCGCACCGCACAAAATGTTGATGCACCCGAGGAACGGGGCGTAGGGCAGTATGCACAGCAGCCAGACGCCGGCCGCCACGGAAATGGCGCCGAAAACGGCCCCGGCCAGCCTGAAGCCGAGGAACGACGCCAGGAGGGAAACGGCCGCCACGCCCCAAAGGGAAAACACCACCACGACGGCCAGCACAGCGAGCGATCCCATCCACACCCCTTTCCGATTAGCTTCGTTCCTCGCCCTATATACACATAGGAGGAACACAAATGAGCTGCGGAGGAAACAACACACTTGCGATAAACAGGCCTAGCATGAGCGGGATGGCGAGCTCCCAGTGCAACAGCACCTGCTCCGCCCTCGGTCACGCGGACCCGCTCAACAAGAGCAGGCTCGGCCCGAGGAGGAACAGGGAGAAGGTCAGGGAGCAGATCAAGGACTACTGCCTCCACATGCTCGGGGCCCCCGTCGTCAAACTCGAACTCGACGCCCAGAACCTCGACTTCGCCGTAGACCAAGCCATGAAGATATTCGAGGACTACGCCGGAAGGGAACACTTCCAGTACTACGTGTTCGACAGCGTCCCCGGCAAGAGCGTGTACACGATGCCGGACGAAGTCGGCATCGTGAGGAACGTGTTCTACAAGGAGGTCGGCAACTACGCCTTCCAGGCCAGCGACCTGGGAGGGGCAATTCCTATTGAATATTTTTATCCAGGAGGAAGTTATAATTCTATTCAAGGTGGTTTAATTGATCCAATTCATCCCATATGGGGAAAAATGGGCGAGTGGGTCCAGTACAAACAGTATGAACAGATGTACAGTAGAACAAGTTCCGCCCTTGGCGGATGGGAGTTCCTCGGAGGAACCCATACCATCAAGCTCTATCCGATCCCATACAGGGTTCAGAAGGTGATGGTCCACTACCTCCAGAAGAACAAAGATTGGGGCGAGGTGACGCAGGCGCTCCAAGAGGGAGCGTTGACCTACGCGAAAGAGGTTCTCGGGAGAATCAGAAGCAAGTACCAGAGCGTCCCCGGCGCACAAGGTGCGGTGGCGATGGACGGTTCGACCCTAATACAGGAAGCCCGTGAGGACAGGCAGAAGTGGTTCGAGGACCTAATCTACAAGTTCGGCGATCTGCCCATGATTACGATTGACTGATTATTCAATTTCGATATGATAAGTACATGGAAGTTGAAGATTTAGTCAATGCTCTTCTGGGCTCGTTGATTTTATTTCCTGACTCCTTTACAACTTGCGGGTGTAACTCAGTTGGTAGAGTGATTGCCTTCCAAGCAATATGTCGCCGGTCCGATCCCGGTCACCCGCTCTTTTTTCGCCTGAATAAGTTCAGTTCAGGAAACTTGGCAGAGTGGTCTAATGCGCGGCCTTGCTAAGGCCGAGTCCGGGCAACTGGACCGTGGGTTCGAATCCTACAGTTTCCGTTCAAAAAACGCCCCCGCCCCCAAATGCGGCACGGAACTCAGACAGTTCCCAAGGCGGAACGGCATTTGATTCGGCCAAACGCCGTGGCAAGCCCCCCCGACAGCCCTAGATAATTATGGGCCGCCGCACGGAAGGGGGGGGCCGACGCACACTGGTTCAAGGAGGGACCATGCAGATTGCCTTTCTGGCGGCCTCGGCCGTCATATACATGATGTACGCCTACCTGACGTTCGGCTCCCATATGGACAAGAGGGGACTGCCCTTCTTCGCCTGTTCGATGGCCGTGGGCGTACTGTACGCCTTTTTGTGGTACTGGTCGGCCCGCGTGACGGGGAGCAAGGAGGACTTCTTCTTCCTCGTCCTCCTGTGGGACCTGATCTACATACTCGTCTTCTACTTCGTGCCGATCGCCCTCTTCGGGGTCAGGATGGACCCCTGGGGGCTCTGGGGCCTCGCCATCGTCGTGGCCGGCTTCCTGGTGATGAAGATGGGCCACTTCGTCTAGGAGACTTTGGAATGACGCCCCGCCAAATGGGGACTTGAACTGAATAAATAAAACAGACCCACAGAGCAAGGAGGCTTATGAAGGTCGTCATTTTCGGCAACGGAGCCATAGGCAAGACGCTTAGGGCGATAGAGGACTTCGGTGTGGACACCATATCGGTCGACTCCGACCCGCGGACGATGCCGAACATGGTCGGCGACATAAACGACGACGCATTCAAGTCCGGCATTCTGAGCGAGGGCGACATACTGGTCGACCTCACGGCCGGAAACGACGCGGTCCCCGCCTCCAAGTGGTGCTTCAGGAACGGCGTGTGCTACCTCAACTCCGACATGTCGAGTCCCACGATGTTCACAAACGTCGAGCGGAGGTTCGAACAGCTCCGCGGCATGTTCCGAAGAATGAACGAGACCCCCGGAAGCACGATCCTATACTGCCAGGGCATGAACCCGGGCATGGTGTCTCACTACTTCTCCGAAGTCGTATTCTCCAACGGAATAGAAAGGAGCGACATAGAGGAAATCCACGTCTCTGAGATAGACACCCAGATATCAGACGTCATGCCGAAGAGGGGCCTTCTCATAAGCACCTGGTGCGTGGCCGGCAACTTCACCGACACCCTCGACGCCAGCTCGCTTCACGACAAGCGCTACTGGCGGTCCAGGCTCGGCAGGATCCGCAGGGCCGCGCGAGACAACCTGTACTGGACCCGCAACCCATGGGACGGCCGATTCGAAACCTACCTCTCCGGAAACCACGAGGAGGTCTACGAGATAGGAAAGTCCTGCGGGGCCCCCGCCTGCTTCTCCTACAAGTCCCCGGTGCAGTTCAACGAGGCCTCGAAGCACATGTCAAGGGAAGACAAGTTCGATTCTCACATCATGTCGGAAGACACCATGTGCGGATACAACGCGGTGGGGATATACCTTAGGACAAAGGGAGGGAGGGAGTACTGGTGTGGCTCGCGCCTCGGAATAGCAGAGGCGAGGTCCATGGTCAGGAACAGGGTCGAAAAACCCGTCCTCAACGCCACCACCGTGCTCACCGCCAGCGGGGTCTACGCAGGGGTCAAGTACCTCATGGAGAACCCCCGCAGGGGATGGATCATGCCCCTGGAGGCCGACTCCTCGTTCATGATCCGCGCGGCCAAGAAGTTCCTCGGCGACTACTTCTGCGGCGAGATGAGTGGGCCGAGCCTCGACAAATAGCAAGAGGCGCACGCCGGCAGGTACCTCTCCTCGAACCCGAGTTCCACCGCGGGGCCGTCTAGCGATGGCCTGCCCCCCACCACCTTCAGGTTGAATACGGCCTTGCGGTCGCAGTAGTGGCAGGTGGTCTTCACCTCCTCGATGCTGTCGGCGAGCTCCATCAGCCTCCTGGATGCCGGGAACATCTCCGTCCTGAAGTCCGTCCGCAACCCGTAGCAGATCACGGGAAGGCCGGGGTCGGAGTGGGCGATCCCGTGGAGCCTGTCGACCGCCGACGCCGGCAGGAACTGGGCCTCGTCCACGAGCACGCATGAGATTCCTTCCGTCGGAAGGTCGAAGGGGCAGTCCGATATGACGAGGTCGGCCTCCGCGCTCAGGCCCGCCCTAGTGCCTATTGTCCGTTCACCGTACCTGGTGTCCACGGCGGGCTTGGCCAGCAGCACGCCCTTTCCCTGCCTGCGGTAGTTGTGCGCCACCGCGAGGAGATTGAGGGTCTTCGCGCTGCCGACCACCCCGTACCTGAAGTACAGCTTCGCCATGTCCACCTTCTACCAACAATTAATGATAATGTCAACGAAACCCTATATAGGCTCATGGAATTCAGGCAGTGGCTGGAGAGCGAGGAGGCGGGAGAGGACGAAGGCTACTGGGTGGCCACGGCGGACCTCCCCGTGATGGAGAAGAAGCTGGAGAAGCTCAACCGCAGGGCGGCCAAGCTCGGAATGCCACCCGTCAAGATGGATGTCGGCGAGAAGAAGTTCGTGAAGGAGAACGACCGAGGCGGCGGCAAGATGATGTCCCGCATAAGGCTCTTGGGAACGGCGCCGAAGCTGAAGGGGTGGACGTTCGTGGCCCGCATCGTCCACGGCGAGCACGGGAACATGATGATGAGCGTGCCGGGGGAGGAGCTCCCCACCAAGTACAGGACGGCCCCCCCGTCCTGCGACCACTGCAGGACGAACAGGAGCAGGAAGGACACTTTCGTCGTCAGGAACGATTCGGGCGAGCACAAGCAGATCGGCACGAACTGCCTGCGGGACTTCCTCGGAACGGACGACCCCGCCGCGTACGTTCTTTACTTCTCGGAGCTGAAGTCCCTCATGGACGACATGGACAGGGACGAGATGGGCGGCGGAGGGCGCGGTTCGCGCGAGATCGAGACTGTCAACTTCGTGCAGGCGGCCCTCGCGGTCATAAGGATAAGCGGCTTCGTCAGCAGGAAGGCCGCCGAGGAGCGTGGCGGCGGCCATACGACCTCGGACGCCCTGAACGACTACTTCTTCGGGACGAGCAAGGAGAGCGCCGCCTTCCAGAAGGAGGTCGACGAGGCGATGCGCCCCGACGACAGGGAGAAGGCCCAGAGCATGGTGGACTGGGCCAGCGCCATCAAGGACGCGGGCGAGGAGAACGTGGACGGAGACTACCTCTGGAACCTTTCCGTAGCGGCCTCGGACGCCCGCGTCAACTCCAGGTCCATGGGCATCATGGCCAGCCTGCCCTCCGCGTACGAAAGGGCGATGGGCAAACTGAAACCCCGCGAGGCTCGCCCGGAACTCCCCGCCCCTACCCTGAAGGCCGGCGACAAGTTCGAGGGGGAGCTGACGGTCGAGAAGGTTCGGAGCTGGGAGACGGACTACGGGGTGACCACCCTGCACATCATGAAGGACGCCTCGGGGCAGACCTACAAGTGGAAGGCGTCAAGGGAGAGCCTGGACGAGGGCTCCCGGGTGAAGATCAAGGGATCAGTGAAGAGCGTCGGGCCGGACAAGTACGAGGGCGGGGCGATAACTGTGGAACTCACCCGATGCAAAGTCCTCGGGGTTATTGTCAGCGACGACGACAAGGGCCTCATCGCCAGGAAGGCGGAGCTGGAGGCGGAGTGGAGGGCCCACATGGGCAACCTCGAGCCGTTCTACAGGGACAGGCCGCTGTCGGACGGCGAGGTGGAGAGGTACACCAAGGAGTACGCGGCCCCAACCGCCATCGTATCGAGCCCTGAATCAAAGCAAGTCCTCAACCATGCATTGCAGGTCATTATATCCAGCGGCGATACTGCATATTGGGGATCAAACTACGATGAATTCGTCAAGAAGTTCCTGTCGCACGTTTCTGGGTCTAGTTTTCAATCCGCCGTGTCAAACCTCATGAACGAAATAGACAGGAACGAGCACCCCGACCTTCACTCCAAACTAAAGGCCTTCAGGTACAGCCAGCCGATGGTACCGCCTGATCTTATCGCCCGCATGAAGGAGGTCGCGCGCGACCTCTGGAAGATACACGCCGCGGAGGCCCGCTACGGGAGCAGAGGGGTCTAGATTCGAATTCGGTCTTGCGTTCCCGGCCGACATTATATAAATTAAGGGTCGGAGGCTGACGCTATGACAGTTGATCGACACCTGAACTACAGGATGGACAACAGGACGAGGAAGGAGTTCGAAGAGGACCTCCTCCAGTTCCACGAGATGGAGTTCTACTGGGGCATCGCCCTGCGTTTCGAGCTGACGCGCAGGGGCCACCCGTGTTCGATAGAGGAACACGGGGTAGACAACACGGGGAGGCTTATAGAGGGGCGTCTCCCCAACCACAACGCGGACAAGATGTACCACTTCTTGGACGGCTCCGAAAGCATGAAGACGGAGATAAAGACCATCCCGGAAAAATGCAACAGGTATCACACCTTCAAGGTCAGCGCCATAAAGGGGTGCTGGGAGCAGGGCGCCAGAATACTCGTCCCAAAGAGTCGCGTCTACTGGATGTACGGAAGGGGGGCCTTCGAGTGGATTATGGACAGGTGTGAGTCTAGGGAGGACATAGCCCTTTTCGGCTACAAGCCCTGTTACCGCCTCTCAATGAGCCTTATCAGGAAGATGGTCAGCGACGGATTGATCATCGAGCGCGAGTGGACCCCGCCCGCCAGGAAGTTCATCTCGGAGATGAGTCATATCCTGCTCGCCGAAAGGAAGACCAACAGGTTCGCTAGAGTCTAAAACAGAAGGAAAATGAATGTGGATCATCCCCAAGTCAATCATATTAGCCTGTGCGCCGGGTACGGTGGACTTGATATCGGACTCGGCAGAGCTGTCCGAGGCCTGCGCACAGTCGCTTTTTGTGAGATCGAAGCCTTCGCCGTCGCGAACCTGGTCGCTAAAATGGAAGCGGGACTCTTGGACCCAGCTCCTGTTTGGTCGAATCTCAAGACGTTCGACTTCAGAAAGTTTCGCGGACTGGTGGACATCATCTCTGGCGGTTACCCGTGCCAGCCGTTCTCCGCAGCAGGAAAGCGAAAGGGAAAAGAAGACGAACGACACCTCTGGCCCTGGATCGCAGATGGCATTCGACTTTGTGAACCAAGACTGTGCCTCTTCGAGAACGTCGAAGGACACATCTCGCTGGGACTCCCCACAGTCGTCAGCGACTTGGAAGAAATGGGTTACGAGGTGTCGTGGGGAATATTCAGCGCGTCTGAAGTCGGCGCCCCTCACCAGCGCAAGCGGGTCTTCATTCTCGCCGCGAGAGATGGCTGGATGGCCCTCGCCGACCGCATCGGACTCGAACGCCCGCGGGACGTCGCAGGGCAACAGGAAGTCGCCGAACCTGCCGATATCGGTGCTGGAGAACCAAGCCTCATGGCCCACGCCACGGACGCAGGACTCGAAGCACGGGGAGTGCACGGAGTACGAGCTCGGAAGGGACAAGGGAAAGGACCTGCTCCATGTGCGGGTGGAAAGGGAGAAGATGTGGCCCACGGCTACGGCGAGGGACTGGAAGGACAGCCCGGGCATGTCGACGGTGAGCAAGAACCCGGACGGGTCGGTGCGGAACAGGACGGACCTCCTTCCCCGCGCCGTGTACGCGCTTGGCCAGCAAGGCCAGGACAACAGCAATTCTGGTGGGAGCCTCCCCGCGTCGTCGGGCCAGTCCCAGCAAAACTGGCAGACTTTTGCGCCCGGGACCAACTGCAGGGGGGAGACGCCCCACAGGCAGGTGGTGAAGGCACTGGTGAACGGGGACAAGCTGAAGACGCAGTGCCTCACGGTGGACCAGGTGTTCGCGGAGGAGATAAAGGGAACGAACAAGCAGAGGGAGACCTGGCCGACGCCGGTAGTCACGGACAGCATCGGCTCGGGGAACAGGAACCTGGAGGGTTCGAAGGCCCACGCGGGGGAGAGCCTGACGGACGTGGTGAACGGCGGCCAGAAGGCGAGGGTCAGCAAGAACACGGGCAAGCTGAACCCCCGCTGGGTGGAGACTCTCATGGGGGTCCCAGTTGGCTGGACCATGCCGAGCTGTACCTCTCCTGTGACAATAGAACCGACGAGCTGAGGCTCCTCGGCAACGGCGTGGTCCCAGCCACGGCGGAGACCGCCTTCAGGGTCCTCCTCGCGGAGATGTGGCAAAAGAGCCTCGGCGGACCTTCGTCAAGGGACATATAGTCAATCGGCCGGCCCCCGGGAGTCTAACCCGTGGGGCCGGCCGAAAAGGCCCAACGCCGTACGCCCTACATGTGCGACCCAAGCGGGGCTTGGGCGTTCGGAACGGCCAGCGTCTAGCGAACCCAAGGTCCATTCAGACCTGATCCGAGGAGGGCTTCCCTTAAGGGAACGCCCGCACTAATTTAGTGTATTACGCGTCAATTCTGGGAGGGTTCGATGGGACAGAACGGCAAGGGCGACAAGCCGCGTAGGAAGACGGTCAGCGAAGAGGCGTGGGCGAAGAGCTGGGAGCGCATCTTCGGCAAGAAGAAGCCGAAGAAATAACCCTATATACCCCCATGAGATTCGGGGACTGGATGCAGAAGAGGATCGACGAGGACACGCGATACAGCGTGGAGGTCAACTACAGGACCAAGTCCGGGGAGGTCCTGAGGGGCTTCGCCAAGATAGCCCTAGGCTATGTAAGCGCCGCCATGAAGAAGCGGGAATACCATGTGAAGCAGGTCTTCGATGAGGATCCGCCGAGGATCGTCGTCAGCTCGCGGAACTGGGACGACGGCGAGTGGGTAGGAATGGTTCACTACAGGGCGTCCGAGTCCTGCTTCGTGATCTCCAACGGGTTCTACAACAAGGACAGGAAGACGGTCAGCGTCCAGAGATCCGAGAAGTGCTCCGACGACACGCCCTCCGGCATGACCCGCTCGCTGCTCAACATGATGCACGGACTCAAGGACAAGCCCGACCGCCACAGGGAGAAGCTCAAGCCGGTGCTTCTCAAGAGGGGCCCGAAGAAGTAGGTCAGATCCCCCACTCTTCGTACATGTCGTAGCGTCTCCCGCCGGCCTCTGCGACGGCCTCCGCCGTCTCCCGGGGGAGCATGGAGAACGCGAGGTCGAATATTTCTCGCCCCTCGCGCATTGCTTCATCCCTTTCCATGTTGAAAAGGGAGCGCAGGAGTTCAGGGTCGTAAGCCACGCATTCATGGCAGTCCGCCGGGTCTCCTCCGCCGTTCCAGAAGTCGTCCGACTCGAGCCTCTCCCTGTCCACGCGCCAGAGCTCTTCGTGGACGCCCTCCTCGCAGAGCTTCACGCACTCATGGCATATGTCGAAAACTAGACCCACCAAAAAAGGGGAGGCCAGCCAAAAGTTTCCCATGGTTCTGTACTCGACCCCGTGGGGGGGCTGCCTGTACCTCCCCGCAGCTCCGTAGAGCCTCCTCCTCTCCCTGGAGTCCGGCGACGAGTCCATGGCGATGGAGGACAGGCCGAGTACGAGGTCGAGAACCCTCACCAGCATCACGCAGCTCTCGTGGGACATCCCCAGCCTTGTTCCGAGGTGGACGTGGCCTCCCGCCGTTCTGGTGTTGCCGGCCCTGAAGGCCTCCCTTACGTGCCTCGCGGACACGGCCCCCATGGAGTATGCGCAGTACTCCCTCTCGCACCCTGACCTCCTTGCGTCCCTGTGCCTCATCTCGGATTCGGGGAACCTCTGGCACTGGAGGTTCGTGAGCCTCAGAGGCCGCACCATGCCGGCGTAGGTCGTCAGGGCCCTTCGTATGTTGCCTACGGCGCCCGCCCTGTCTACGGCGGGCTCCACGGCGCACTCCGCGAGGACATTGTCGTGGAAGAAGGAGTCTCCGTATGCCTCGACCCTTTTAGACCTCGTGCCCGGCACGACGCCTATGGCGCTTCTGACCTTCCCTATTTCGTCGCAGAGGATAAACTCTGGGTCTGTGCCGAAAGAGAATTCCATGATAGTCCTCGCCGGATAGGCTATTAAATTTTTCCAAAAGGTCAACCCCTAAATAGCCCCATGCCAACACCGTCCAGCAGTTCGTCGGATTCCAGCAGTTCGTCGGATTCCAGCAGTTCGTCGGATTCCAGCAGTTCGTC